AATAATGGCACAACCATCATCAAGACAAGGATTAATTGACTACGGACTTAGGCAACTAGGTGCTCCCGTATTGGAGATTAATATTGATGATGATCAAATCGATGATTTGTTAGATGATGCCATACAAGTGTTCAATGAAAGACATTTTGATGGTGTCGAAGAGATGTTTCTTAAGTATAAGTTTACTCAAGCAGATATTGATAGGGGGAAAGCAACAGCAGAAACAGACTCTGATGTAACCGCAGGAATAGTCACGACAACTGGCACCTCCACATCAGTTAGTGGTTATGGTACAACCACATCAAACTTCTTTGAAAATTCAAACTTCATTCAAGTTCCAGACTCAGTAATTGGTATTGAAAAAATATTTAAATTTGATTCTAGTTCAATATCTGGAGGTATGTTTAGTATTAAATATCAGTTGTTTTTGAATGATCTTTATTATTTTAATTCTGTTGAACTACTACAATATTCAATGGTAAAAAGTTATCTAGAAGACATTGATTTTTTACTTACACCAGAGAGACAGGTAAGATTTAATAAAAAGCAAAATCGTTTATATCTTGATATGGATTTTAATTCTATTTCAGAGGATGATTTTATTGTTATTGATTGTCAAAGAATATTAAATCCAAACGATTTTACAAAGGTTTATAACGATCCATTTTTAAAAATGTATTTCACTGCATTATTGAAAAGACAATGGGGTCAAAATTTAATTAAGTTCAGAGGAGTAAAACTACCCGGTGGATTAGAATTAAATGGAAGAGAAATATATGATGATGGACAAAGAGAATTAGATGCTATTAGACAGAAGATGCAACTCGAATACGAGTTACCTCCTCTTGACTTTATCGGGTAATATGTATGGCACTCAATCCGTTTTTTCTACAAGGATCTCCCGGTGAGCAGAGATTAATACAAAATCTCATAAATGAGCAGCTTCAAATTTATGGAGTAGAGGTTACTTATATCCCAAGAAAATTTGTTAATAAACAGTCTATCATCGAAGAGGTGCAATCATCCCGATTTGATGATAATTTTTTAATTGAAGCATATGTGAATACATATGAGGGATATTCAGGTGCTGGTGATATCATGACAAAGTTTGGTGTGAGTTTAAAAGATGAGTTAACACTTACGATATCAAAAGAAAGATTTGAAGATTTTATTGCACCATTTTTAAATGACGATGATTATGAACTTGCAACTCGACCTAGAGAGGGTGACTTAATATTTTTCCCACTTGGAACAAGGTTGTTTGAAGTAAAATTTGTAGAGCATGAGCAGCCTTTCTATCAGTTGGGTAAAAATTATGTTTATCAACTTCAATGTGAACTCTTTGAATATGAAGATGAGATTATTGATACAGGTGTTGATGAGATAGATCGTGAAATTGAAGATGAAGGATTTATAACTACCCTTAATCTTGTAGCGGTTGGTGCGACTGCGACAGTTAGTGCAAATGTTCCGGGTATATCTGGATATTTAAGATCAATCTCACTTCAAAATGATGGTAGTGGATATACATCTGTTCCTACAGTGTCAATATCTACATCAAGAAGTGCAGGTGGGTCAAACGCATCAGCTGTTGCCATAACAACTGAACGAGCAGGAGTTTTCTCAATCAAAGAACTTGTATTGACAAATGCAGGTTCTGGGTATACTCAGGCACCTGATATCAACATTATTGGTGGTGGAGGAAGTGGAGCGATTGCAACCTGCACTGTTGAAACTACGCAAAAAGGTGTTATATCTTATACTGTTACTGAACAAGGAAGGGGATATACAACAACTCCAGTCATTACAGTTGCTGGGCCAGGGTCAGGAACTACTGCAACAGCGTCTGCAGTTATTGATATATCAAACACTGTTCTTTCCTCTGTTCGTGTCACAGATCCCGGAATCGGATATACTGTTGCACCAACAGTTACCGTTGCAGATCCAAATATCATTATAGGTCGTGGTAATTTCTTATATAATGATATTGTTACTGGTCAGACATCTCTTACTCAAGCAAGAGTTAAGTCTTGGGATATAGACACTAAAGTTCTTAAAGTTACAAATGTAGGTATTGGATCTACAGTGAGTGGATTCATAGCGGGTGAAGAAATAAGAGGAGAACAAATAGTCTTTAATACATCTACAACTAAATCAGCAACAATAGGCATTAAAACAACGATACTTGGAATTAATACTACTGGTGTTGTAGTTGGAGCTGCGGTATCTGGAATTGATAATATTGTTGGTGCAGGATTGACTATTCTATCCATTGGTGCTGGATCTGTAACTATTGGAAGAGCGACAATGAATACTGGTATTACAACAGTCAATGTTGCGTTTGGAACTACACAACTTACATCATATAATATTCGTCAATATGATAATCGTGATATATACGATGATTATAGTAATAATGATGAATTTGAACTTGAGGCAGATGAAATCATTGATTTTGCAGAAACGAATCCCTTTGGTACATACTAATGTTAGGAACTTATTTTTATCACGAAATACTTAGAAAGACGGTCATAGCGTTTGGAACATTATTCAATGATGTTCATATTCGTCATAATGATAATACTGGAAAATCAATTAGTGACATGAAAGTTGCATTGGCATACGGCCCAATGCAGAAATTTTTAGCAAGACTTGAGCAACAACCAGATTTAAATCGTGCGACTCAAATCACATTACCTCGAATGTCTTTTGAGATGACAAACATTGCTTATGATGCAACAAGAAAAGCAAGTATAACTCAAACATTTAAAGCATCTGACGGAAGTAATTTAAGAAAAGTATTCATGCCGGTACCATATAATATTGGTTTTGAATTAAATATCTTAGTTAAACTAAACGATGATGGATTACAGATCATAGAACAGATCTTACCATTCTTTCAACCATCTTTTAATTTAACTGTTGACTTAGTGAGTGTAATTGGTGAGAAGAGAGATATCAGTGTTGTATTAGATAATATTTCATTCCAAGATGATTATGAAGGAGACTTTGCAACACGAAGAGCGTTGATATATACACTTAATTTTACTGCAAAGACATATCTATTCGGCCCAGTTGCAGATACTCCAGAAGGTCTTATCAAAAAGGTTCAGTTGGATTATCATACCAATATGGATCGTGAGAATAAGAGAAGAGAACTTCGTTATGTTGCAACTCCGAAAGCAGTCAAAGATTATGATAATGATAATACTGCAACACTTACATTTAATATTGGTAAAAATGAAGTTAGAATCACTGTCAACGACTCTACCAATTTTAGTGTAGGTGATCGTATTGTAATTGATAGTGAAGTCATGAAAGTTGAATCAAAACCAGATGCAACAACACTCGCTGTGAAGAGAGGATTTAGTAGCACAGCTAAAGCAGAACACCTTGAAAATTCTAAAATTAATAAATTAACTACAGCAGATGATAATCTAATTGAAGTTGGTGATGATTTTGGATTTAGTGAAACATCAAGCATCTTTACAGATTCATTACAATTTAATCCTGCTACAAGGACAGACTCATGATGAATACTAATTTTAGCGAAATTGAGAAAACTTTAGACGTTGATGCTTCCATAGTCAAACCAGAGACAAAACAAGAACTACCAAATGTTGTTTTAAAAAAGAATGATGTTGAGAAAGATTACAAATATACAAGAGGTCAATTATATTCTTTAATTGAGAAGGGACAAGAGGCAATCAATGGTATTATGGAACTTGCAGGTGAAAGTGCAAGTCCAAGAGCCTATGAAGTTGCAGGACAGTTAATAAAGTCAGTTGCTGATAGCACAGATAAATTAATGGATCTACAGAAAAAGATGAAAGATATGGATGAAGAGACAACTAAAACACAGAACAATGTCACTAACAATGCATTATTTGTTGGATCTACAAGTGAATTATCAAAACTACTAAAACAAGGTATTCTAAATAATAATGAGTCGAAAAGCACTGAATGATGAAATCCTGTAAAAAAGGATATTACTATTGCAACACTGACAAGAAGTGTAAACCTATTCCCGAAGGATCAGTTCTTCGTGATGATGGTTTTCTGATGAAAGAAACCTTAGATAAAAATGATAAACCATTTATCAAAAAATTGGTTAAGAAACTAAGGGGTGGTTCTAAAACACATGCAAAACAAGCAGATGATTTAGAAAAAGCAATGAATGAAGAAAAGCATGGTGATCATGAACCAGAGATGATTCGTAATCAATTGAAGACTGCAGGTCGAGCATCTAAAAGGATTGTAAAACACTCACGTAAGAAAGATAATTTTAAGGCATGGGTGCAATCTAAGATAACTAAAGCATCTGATTATTTGGATACTGCTGCAGATTATCTTGATGGTAAAGAAAAAGAAATGAACGAAGAGGGTCTTCGTGCTTGGTTTGGCAAATCAAGTGGTACCACTAAATCTGGACGCAAAGTAAAAGGTTGGGTTCAAGTTGGTGGTAAATATGATGGTAAGCCTTGCGCTCGTCAACCCGGTCAAAAATCAACTCCTAAATGTGTTTCTTCTTCAAAAAGAAGATCCATGAGTGATAAAGAAAGAGATAGTGCTGCAAGAAGAAAAAGAGCAGCAGATCCCAATCAACCACAAAAATCTGGTGCAGCAGCACCAACAATGGTATCAACAGATCCAAAAAGAAAAATGAAAGAAGAATTTATAACATTACCTTTGAGACTAGAGGTTCCAAAAAGTGCCATAGATTTTAAACAGGGATTAATGTTTCGTGAAAGTTTAGATACAGACAGTGGAATGCTTTTTGTATTTGACAATATCGCAAAACAGTCTTTTCATATGACTGAAACAAGAATACCTCTTGATATTGCCTTTATTAGGGAAGACGGTGTAATTGAAAGTATTAAACAGTTAGAACCCAATAATACAACTCCAGTTTTTTCTGAG